TTAGCTTTACCTCAGCAATTAACACTTCTTCTTTAGAATTAAGCACTGGAAATGGTGATAGAAATATTGTCATAGTTTCAGAAGGTGTTACTTATCAAGTAGTATTCTCAGGATCTAATTACGATGCTGCTGAAGAACCATCAGGTACAGTTCTTAAAGTTGACTTAGCTGCGGGTGGTAATGATTCAATTCCATTAAGTGCAGGTACAATTACAGCTGAATCAGCTTCAATTCTTGTTTCAGAATCTTTAGGAGCTAATTTTAATATCGATACCAACACCACAGCAAATTCTGTAACAGCAGTAGCAAGCGGAATTGTAGCTTATGCTGGACAAAATAATGGTGATATTTCAACCACAGTTGGTGCTGGATTACCTACAACAATTACTTCTGCTGAAGTAATTGAAGGAGTTGTTGCCGGTGGAACATTTGCTAATGGTGGTTTACCACAAGGCACTAGAAAAAATATTAGATGGGAAGTCAGCAATGTAAACAATAAAGCTGGTACATTTACTGTTTCAATAAGAAGAGGTGATGATACAACTAATGCACCTTTAGTAGTTGAGCAGTTTACTAACTGTTCACTCGATCCACTTTCTACTAATTATATTGCTAGAAAAATTGGTGATCAATCATACACAGTAGTAGCTGATGGAGACGATTATATAGTAAATGTTTCTGGAGAATACGAAAATAAATCTAATTTAGTTAGAGTATCTGCTGTAAACTTACCAACATATCAATATCTTGCTCCTAATGGATCAGTTGCTTTAGACTCAAGTGGTGTTTCATACTCAGGTTCTTTACCAACAGCTAACTCAGGAACTTTTGAAAGTGCTACTGGTAATAATTTAGCTACAGGAGTAGTAAGTTTATTTGGATCACAATCCGCACAAAGTGATGCACATGGTACATTACAAGGATTACAATCATCTGATTATACTAAGGCAATTTCAATCTTAAAAAATAAAGATGAATACAAATTTAAAACATTAGTAGCTCCCGGATTACACCAAGATGCTTATTCTACTACACTCAACACTATAATTGCTAATACAACATTTAGAGGTGATAATTTATTTGTAACTGATACAGTTGCTTATGGAGCTGTTCAGTCTAATGTTAGAACTAAAGCTGAAGAATTAGATACTAGCTATGCAGCAACTTACTGGCCTTGGGCTCAAGTTAGAAGCACTGAATTAGGTAGAAATGTGTGGTGCCCTGCATCAACAGTTATTCCTGGTGTATTTGCTAAAAACGACAGCTTAGCAGCACCTTGGTTCGCACCCGCAGGTGAAACCAGAGGTAAATTAGGACGTTCTGTAGTAAAAGTTGAAAGTAAATTATCTAAGACTCAAAGAGACGATCTTTACGCTTCAAAAGTTAACCCAATTGCAACTTTCCCAGATACTGGTTTAGTAGTATTTGGTCAGAAAACCCTCCAAAACGATACAAGTGCTTTAGATCGAGTTAATGTTCGTAGAATGTTATTAGGAGTTAAAGACACAATTGGAGGATTTGCAGATAAACTTGTATTTGAACAAAACACACAACAAACACGTGATAGATTTGTAAGACAATGTACTCCTTTCTTAGAAAGTTTAGTACAAAGACAAGGTATTTATGCCTTCCAAATTAAAATGGATGGTCAATTAAATCCTGCGGATGTAGTTGATGAAAATAAATTAATAGGCCAAGTATTTTTGCAACCTACTAAGACTGCAGAATTTGTTGTTTTAGATTTTGTCTTAACCCCAACAGGTGCTTCTTTCACAGATTAATAAAAAATAAAACTAACACAAATGGCAACAGAAACAATAGTATCTCCAGGTGTATTGTTACAAGAGACTGATAAGTCTTTTGTAACCCCTGGAGTTGACCCCTCAGGAATGGCAATTATAGGTCCAGCCGTAAAAGGACCAGTTGAAATCCCTACATTAGTTTCAAATTATAATGAATTTAAAACTATTTATGGTACTACATTAGAATCAGCTTCTAATGCTTATGAGTATTATACTAGCTTAGCAGCTAAAAATTATTTCCAAAATGGTGGATCAACAGCTTTAGTAGTAAGAGTTGTTGATACTGCAGATAGTTGGACAGCCGCTTCTAGTAGTTTAATTACTGACAATGGTTTAGGAACAAATAATCCTTTTACATTAGAATCTTTAGGTAAAGGAGCTTTATTAAACAGTGTAGGTCCATTATATGCTGGTGGAGCTTTACACTCAGGTTCAAAAGATAACTTTAGATGGGAAGTTAGTAATGTAAATGAAAAAGCTGGTACATTTACTGTAACTATTAGAAGAGGTGATGATACAACAAACGCCCCTATTGCTTTAGAACAATTTACTAACTGTTCACTTGATCCACTTTCTCCTAACTATATCGCTAGAAAAATTGGTGATCAATATTTCGAAAAAGATGATACTACGGATCCTGTATCTATAGTAGTAAGAGGTGAATATCCTAACAAATCACAATTAGTCAGGATATCTGCTGTAAACTTACCAACATACGAATATTTAGCACCTAATGGAAGTGTAAATATAGATTCAAGTGGTAATCCATTTAGTCAGTATCTCCCAACTGCTCAATCAGGTACATTTGATGGTGGTGCAGGAACTAATACTTCAGGTAATCCTTTATTTGGAGCTGATGGTGTAAGTGCTACTGCGATTCAAGGTTTAGCACCAGCTGATTATGATGATGCAATTGATATTCTTCGTAATAAAGAAGAATTTAAGTTTAAAACCTTAGTTATACCTGGATTAAACCAAGCAGACCACTCTACTAGAATTAATACTATTATATCTAATACTACAAATAGAGGTGATAATTTATTTGTAGCAGATGTAGTAGATTACAATGCTAATACTAGTACTGTTAAAACTCAAGCAGAATCAATCGATAGTAACTACGCTGCAACTTACTGGCCTTGGGCTCAAGTTAGAAGCACTGAGTTAGGTAGAAACGTATGGTGTCCTGCATCTGTAATTGTTCCTGGTGTATTCGCTAAAAATGATAGTTTAGCAGCGCCTTGGTTTGCACCTGCTGGTTTAACAAGAGGTGGTGTAACTAACGTTACTAAAGTTGAAACTAAGCTTTCAAAAGCACAAAGAGACGACCTTTACGCTTCAAAAGTTAACCCAATTGCAACTTTCCCAGGACAAGGAATTGTAATTTTCGGTCAGAAAACTCTTCAGAATGTTAATAGTGCTCTTGATAGAGTTAATGTTCGTAGATTATTACTTGACGTAAAAGATACGATTGGAGGATTCTCTAGAAAGTTAGTTTTTGAACAAAATACACAACAAACTAGAGATCGCTTTGTAAGACAAGCAACCCCATATCTTGAAAGTTTAGTACAAAGACAAGGTATCTACGCATTCCAAATTAAAGTAGATGGACAATTAAATACTCCTGATATTATTGACGAAAATAAATTAGTAGGTCAAGTATTTTTGCAACCTACTAAGACTGCAGAATTTGTAGTACTTGACTTTGTTTTAACACCAACTGGTGCCTCTTTCACAGATTAATATATGTATTAATAACCAACAACATTAAAAAATAAAATAAAATGGCAATTTTAAAGAACGAACAATTAGGCGATATCGGTATGTTTTATAAAACATACGAGCCTAAAACAAAGAACAGATTCTACTTCGACATTGAAGGTGTACCTGCTTACCTTGTAAAAAAGGCTGATAGACCTAAACCATCGTTCGAAGAGATTACTCTCGACCACATTAACCTACAAAGAAAATTGAAAGGTAGAGTTTCCTGGGGAGACGTTACATGCGAATTGTACGATCCAATCAACCCATCTGGTGCTCAAGCTGTAATGAACTGGTTCAGACTCCACCACGAGTCAGTAACTGGTAGAGACGGTTACCAAGATTTCTACAAGAAGGATGTAAAATTCCGCTCTTTAGGTCCCGTAGGTGATGTTGTTGAAGAATGGGAACTTAAAGGGTCTTTCATCAAGAGTGTTGATTTCCAAGACGCTGACTGGTCTAACGCCAACACAGCTCAAACAATCAGCTTAACTCTTGCAATGGATTACTGCTTGTTAAGATACTAATATCGCCCAAATATCTTATGAAAAGAAGAAGCGCCTTTTGGCGCTTCTTTTTATTTATTCATATATGTATATGCAACAATAAATGACTAAAGTTATAAACATGGCTGAAAAAAAGTTACAAACTGAAAAGGTAGGTTTACCTTCAAAAGGGTTATTATACCCACAAGATTCTCCTCTTAAGGATGGTACAATTGAAATTAAGTACATGACCGCAAAAGAAGAAGATATCTTAACAAACCAAAGCTTCATTAAATCTGGAGTTGTAATTGATAAATTACTTGAATCACTAGTAGTATCTCCTATCAATTTTAATGACATTTTAATTGGAGATAAAAACGCTATTTTGGTAGCAGCACGGGTTTATGGATATGGCCCACACTATGTATTCAATTACAGAAATCCCGGCACTAATGAGGATGAAGAAGTAATGGTTGATTTATCCATGGTTGAAGATAAAGAAATAGATGAAGGATTAGTTAAAACTCCTGGTGTAAATGAGTTTGAATTTGAAT